GTCGTGGTAGGTAGTGGCTTTCAATTACATCTTGTTTTGGTTTCAAGTCTTGGTATTCGCCAAAGTTTCTTCCTGTTCCATAAAGAATATCACAGTAAATCAAATCAACGCTTTCATCAGGTTGCGATTTAAGAAGTTCCATATTATCAACCGCCCAGCACATAACACGTGGTATAGTGCATAGCGGTTTTTCGTTTAAGTCAATCATATTGTATTTTTATTAAGTTATGTTATTATTTAAAGGTTCGTGCATCTAATCCGCTACGACACCATACCACCAACGTTAGCTTGTCATGCTAAAGTTCCGACAAAGTAACGCCAAAAGAAAAACACCAACAATGACAAATGTCATACTTTCGGAAAATAATTAACCTGTACTTTGCATCATCATTGAAACGAATCAATGTGCTAAAATTTAAAGTTTATGAGTTCGCAAAAAAGGGACATGGTAGCTAATTTGATTAAAAAAGACATCTGCTTTGCAGTTTGT